GATGTAGAGAACAAAGGCTGACCGTCACCATAAGTGTAGGCAGCGTTAAAACCGTTGTTCAAAACAGCAGCAGCTTTTACCTGTTTGGTATAAGCCATAGCACGAGCTAGACCTTTGGTGTAGCGAGCAGATAAAGAATCGTAGAGGTTATCTTCGATTGCTTCTTCAGTCAAGCTAAAGCCAAGGGCGATAGTTTCGTGGTTGTAACGTGCTGTCCATGCTTCTTGCGCATTATCATACGCAATTGCATTGCCTTCAGGTTTTACTGGGGCAGCGCTGAAACCAGACAGTTTTGTTTCTTCTTCGAATGAACGCTCAGAGGTCTCTGTTTCGTAGATCTCTTTGTGTTCTTCACCATAACGAGCATACTCCAAGCCGAACAATGCATTCAAGCCGGGGAGCAACTCTTTCAGTAGTTGTGCACGAGAAATAGCCATTTAATGCTCCTTAGATTAAAGTGTTACAGCTTGAGCAGTATTGTTATAGTACTCGTGTAAACCAAAGTTAAACTTAACGTAAACTTCAGGATATTGAGTAAATACCAACGTGCTCGATGCAGGGATTGTCATTGCAGTAGATGCAGTTCCAGTTGGGCTGTTTACAGTTACTTGAGCGCTATTCAATACAACAGAAGTTGTACCAGCAGCAGCAAATGTAGAAACATAGGAACCAGTACCAACATACTGACCATTAGAAGCAAGGTAACCAACTTCAGTACCAACTAACAAGTTAGAAGGCAATGCTGAAACGGTTAATGTGCCTGTACCGCTAGTATAAGTAGCAGTGAATGAAATAGCGGTATCACGCTTCAANTCAACAATNCGGAAAGGCAATGTTGCGTTGTTACCAACGTTTGAAGCCAAAACACCGTTGTAAGAATCACCAGTGTTTACAGAACCAGCTAAGTCAGAACCAGCAATGTTTAAACCAATCATTGNAGTAGCAGCAGAACCGATGGCTTGAGCGCCTTGGGTTGAAGCAACAGCAACTTGGAATAAAGTATCTGGATCATCAGTAACAACTGCATAAGCNTCACCAGCTANAGTGCTTGCGGGCCAGTATTGGCTGTAGCGCTTTTGCTTAGTAACAGGATCAGTGTAGTTGCAACCTAAGAACACACCTACAGTACCATTACCTGCTGCGCCAGTAGTAGCGCCAGCACCNGTAGTAACTGTGGAGCGTGTGATAAANCCACGTGAAATACCTACGANATCACCGTAAAAAATATTAGTGCCNAAGCCNTACTGGATAGGAATCTGACGAGTCGATCCAGANAAAACTTGACCACCAATAAGATTTACTGGGCGNAAACCGTACGTACTTGGNACGATTGGATATGCCATTTAAATCTCCTTAAAATTAAAGTTATCTGCCAACCGTTACTGTAGACTTACTTTCTTTNAAAATAGGCATACGAGCATCGGATTGACGCATTAAATTGTTATCCACAGCTTCCGTTTGATCTTTGGTCTGTTTAGCATAATATTCTTGCTCTTGTTGAACAAATTCTTCTGGAATCTTGCAAAGTAACAATCCGCCAATTTCGATGTTGTCTTTAAAACGTCCATCTGGATCGACTAGCAGTTTAAACTTTGGTTGTTCTTCAATTCGAACAGCTTCCCAACCAGACCTGAGTTTTGACGATAAATTACGTGGATCAGGTGTATTTAGTGTGGATACTCGAATCCATCTGTATGCAAAACCAGCTTCTTTATCTGGTTCTGGTAACAATTCTGGTGGTCGCCACTGCTTAGGGCGCTCCGCCATTTCACGAACTTCTGTATCACGGTTATTTCTTTTCTCAGCCATTTTAAGCTCCTAATTTAAGTACTTCTTTAACGTATTGCTCTGGGGTGATGCCAAGCTTCTTTGCCAACGCAACTTGCGAGGTTGTAAGCGTGACTTTTTTCGCATTCGTACTGCGAGTCGCAGGTGCAACTACCGTTTTTGGCTTTGCCTTGGGAGTTTCTTTGACTGGTACTTCTTCTTCCTCTTCGAAATTCTCAGGGAAGCGTTTGCGAATCGTACGGTCGAGGGTCGCATAATATTCATCAGAACCAACATGGACACCATTACGCTTAAGTTTTTCGTGTAAACCTAGCGCTGCGGCTGTCATTTCCTCGTCTTGTCCGAACCAAGGATTTGATTCTTGCCATTTCTGTGCCCGACTATCGGGTTTTGGAACTGGCTGATGTTGTATTTGTACATCATTTTCCTCGTTTTGTAAAGGGGGCATCTTAAAATTGTTGACACGATCCATTTTGTAGACCGCTTCACTCATTCTTTGTTGCGCCTCAATAATTCTATCTGTATCGCCAGATTCATAGGCTTCACGGTATTCCCGCTTGGCTTTATCTAGCTCTAATTCAACAGAATTCTTTACAGCAGCTACGTACTCTTTCTCACCAGTAGACAACAAGGACTTCATTTTCTTGTTTTCTTCTAGTAAACGCTGCGTTGCAACAATTGCTTCTTGTTGTTCCCGCAAAGCTTGCTCTTTTGCTCTGCGTTCATCATGCCAAACCTTCTTATACTGCTTTAAACGCTCTTGAACACCCTCGTCATATTGAGAAAGTTCATCGTTTTCAAGGTCTTTTACGACATCTTCAGGTAAATTTCTGCGTCTACGGTCTTCTTTTGGGACATCATTTTCAATTTCTATCTCAAAATCAGCGTCTTTTGCTTCAATTTCTAGCTTTGTTGCGGGTAAATCTTGATCTAATTCCTGTTTTGATTCAATCTCATCAGGAAATTGGTAGGCTTCTGCCATTTTTTTCTCCTTTATGAACGTTTAATGCCACGTGGATCATCCACAACGGCTTCAACGGTGTCATCGTTAATCATGCGGAATTCACGACCATGAATGTTTAAACGGCTTCCAGAATTGGGGCGAACCACAATAAAATCACCGACTTTACACCACGGACCTGAAGGGAATCGTGCAGGATCTTTGTAGCAGTCTGGACCCAACGCAACTACAAATAGAACTGTTGCCAGTTTTTCTTCAAAGTTAATGGTCGATTCTGCCTTTAAGAGTCCGCTTTCGTACGCATCATCAATATCAGGTATTGCACAAAGGATCCGATAGCCTGACGGCTTCGGGAGTTGACTTGCTTTTTCTTCTGTTGACTTATCCATTAGCGCTGATAGATCGACCGCCTGAGATAAATCGATTGTTTCACTCATCCGAGTTCTCCAAATTGTATTTAAGGTCTGTTAGTTCTCTACGTGCGGTAAGAAGACCTTTAATCTCTCCACACATAACTAGGTAATTGTTGTATTCGTGCACCACACCATTACCTAATTCGCCTTGCACAATTGATATACGTTCATCAACTTTGCTAATCGCCACCTCTAGTTCCGTCATTTATTCCCCTTGTTTAAACGGTTTTGCATTTCAGTTAATGCGTGTTGGTGTGCCGACTGCAAACCTTGCGCATATAGCTGTTTATCTTGTTGCTGTTTGTCGTGTTCTTTTTGGGAGATATGCTTAACCAAATCAACCCCAACTTGCATCTTCTGTTTGTTTTCTTGAGTTTGCAAATTAGCTTGAGTCTTAGCCGCCTCTAGTACAGACTGGGCTTGAATACGGCTCTTTTCAATTTGTTGTTGGCTGGCTTTTAATTGAGCGTCCATCATATCTTTTTGCTTCTTGCGCTCAAGGTCAGCCTGTTTAAGCTGCAATTCTTGTTGCTGCATCTGAACCAAAGGATCTTGGGCTTGCTGTTGGGCTTGTTGCTGTGCCGCCTGTTGTTGATTGGACTGCAACAGACGTTGTGCGGCTTGAGCCAATAGGGGAGCCAAACGAGCTTCCACTTCTGGATCCATGCCAACGTCATCGCCCATCTCATCAGATTTAGGCGGCAAGGACATACCCAACTGCTTCTCAATCTCAACTCGATAAGCAAAGCCTAAATGCTCATTAATATGCGCTTGCATAGCGGCTTGTAGGGTCTGGGCTTGTGGGCTTTGACCNAANACTTGCAGGATCTTAGGATCTTGCATNGCGGTCATATGNACTTGNATATGCGCTTGGTGATCTTGNTANTCAAAAGCTTTGACTGGTTTATTCATCANGATATTNTGATTCTCTGATACTGGATCAGTAGGCTTNATGTCGTCAGCCATTGGCACTAACTTGTCTGCGTCTTTAATACCCATGATTTCCACCATCTGGCGGTTCATCAGTTGCATATTAAAGAACTGCGGATTAGCTTGAGCTAACTGCATTACCGCTTGATATTGCACAATCTTTTGCGCCATCGTAGAGGCGTTAGGATCTGATACAGGGATAATATCTACAGAGTCATAGTCAGACTTCTTAGCGTGGCGGTTGCCGTGCTCTGGGTCAAAGTCATAATCTTCTGGGGTATCTTCTGCAATAATCTCTTTGAGCAGCTTTAATTCTTGTTTCAAAGCAAAGTGAATACGGGCTTGAACCGCACTCATCACCTTAAGGGTACGCTCTAAGATAGCAAAGGTTGTACCGACTGGAGCCGCAG